CACAGGATTGACAGGCATTGACACATACTTATCCCCACGCAGTCTTGCCCTGTACGCTTCCATAGCATAGAACGACATTTCAGCGTTCTGGTCAAAACCCCAACGAACATAATTCTCTAGGTGGGAATGTTGTGAGTTGATGTTCTCGGCAACTTTATTGCGTATCTGGGCTTTGAGTTCATCGTCTGCTCTAGCAGCAAATGATTGTTTCACGGCTCTGATTGCAACCTTTATATCCGCAGTGGTAGTGGTATTACGCCCGCCCCTAAACTTTAAGATGCGATGACTACTGACGAAGTAGGCTTTTTCACAACTACCATTCCTATATCTGTCGGTTATGCCAATGTCGCCTAGCTTCTCGCCGTTCTCATACACACGGATTTTATAAATAAAGTTTTTAGTTTTTACTGCGTTGTTATCTTCCCTGTCGTTATAGCGTTCTTGCCCCACGCACTTGTCCGATACTGCAAACGAGCAAGTCGGCTTTGTCATAGCAACTTGATACAAGAACTCCTCTAGTTTCGGTGCGTACTCGAGAGTGTGACGCCACTCGGCTTTTAGTCTATCTCTATTAACTACAATCATACTACCCCCTTAAAATGTAAACTTGGACAAAATGTCATCGACCTTCTTCTTAACTGATTCTCTAGCAACAAAGCTTTCTCGTAGGTCGTCGGCATCGTGGTTCTTAATAGCGTTCTCCAACTCGGTGCGTGCTAACTCCATGTTGGTGTCGCCTGTGAGATTAAAATGTTTCAGGAGTGAAGTTAATTCCACAGCATTCTCTATTAAGGAATCACGGAATATCTTTTTCTCGCCCTTATCATTGTCAGCAAGCCTTTCGCTCATACGCATAAGGCACTCATGCAACCTACCCCACGCATCTTTCATTGCATTGTTAAGCCTGTCGTTGTAGGCTCTCTCACAACTTTGATGTATCTCAGACTTAATATAATCTTCAATATCAATACGGAAATCCCCCGCCATTGGCACAGGCAGATAGTTCACCGCAAACTTAAACTTACTTACAATCTTCTCGGCTTCGGGATACTCGTTGCGATCAAACAAATCACCCAACTGAAAAGCTGCGGCACTTACTAGGTTAGGATAAGCTATGATGAACTTGTCAACCAATGCCTGATAGTTAGTCTCAAGCGTCGTAAGGTTCTGCTTGTATGTCATGAAGTTACTCATGGGTAGCAGTCGTAGTCCGTTGTCAGACCAAGGTAATGTTTGCGAGATATGCCATGCTCTTGCATTTGCGGCATACTTTGTTATGGTATCTAAGAACCCAGTACCCGCAAGTAAGTTCTTGTTGTAGTTACCCGCCCTAGTCTTAGTCTGTTTATCTAAGTCCACCTGAGTTGAGACTTTCTTATCCAGTTTCCTAGCAGTCCATGAACTAATAGATAGCTCTACCAACATGGCTGATGATGCGATACTTATACTGTTTTGTTGCATACAATTTCCTTTATAGTGTCGGACAAACTTAGGCGAACCTAAGAATGTCCGTTATTTAACTACTCAACATGAACCACTTTACCTACTACTGAATTACCATCAAAGTGACTATTACCTTTAATGCACCACATGACAGGCATACTTACACTACCCCAATTAGATAGGTCAGAGTTAATGTATCCGTCGGTCAACATGATGACGCACTCAGGCTCAAGGTTTTCTTTCTTCATAAACTTAGGCACGCAGTCAGGGTCAGTACCGCCCCCGCCTTTGGCTTGCGTTGATTCCACAAGACTACATAACTCTGAGTTCTGATAGACTTCATGTCCTGCCACTCTAGTATCCCAATACAATAAGTCGATCTTCTCGGGACTAACCTCGTCGCATATAGACTTCACCTCACCTAAGAATTGTCCTAGTTCTTCAGCACCGATTGAACCCGATGTATCAATACCCACTAGGATAGAACCAATCTTCTCGTCGTAAGTTGACGGCATGATAATATCCATACCTATGTACCGCTTGTGCAACCGACGCCAAGTTGTTTGGTCTTTACCTTTCGTAGTAGTCTTAACAAAGTCACGCAATGCTTCCTTCCAATTTACCTTTGGGGTAAGTAAGTCTTGCATCTCTCTTGATACATCACCGCCCATCTTACCCGCAAGAATCGCCCCTTGTCGCAAGGCTTTCTCAATCTCATTAACGACTTCTTCTTTGTCGGCTTCACTTGCGTTCTCCCAATCATGTTCATCAAACCCATCACCGCCTTTGCCTTTACCGCCTTTGCCATACTCTTCTTCGAGCAGACGGAATACTTCGGCTGAGTCCATGCCCCGATACTTCTCATCAATCAAGCCCATGATATTTCCATCGGCATCCATCGGCAGTTCAACATCATTACCATGTGGGTCGTAGTCACGGATTTGTAGATTGATAACATAGTCACAAGCTGCGTTTGCTAACTGATGATTCTTCTTATGCAAGCTTTGCCACACAACCAAGTGACGATAAGCCTTGTGCATATTCTCATGCAGTATTACAAAAGCAAGTGCTTTGTCGGTTAAGCTATCCACAAACTTGCGACCATAGATAACATCGAGACCATTTGTTTTAGCCGTCGGTGTCGTGTCATCTACTGTGACTTTGCCTACCATAAATAACCCCGAGAACAAACAAAAATTCGGGTGCTTCATCAACTGCACATGAGTGCGTTCAATGCGTTGCTCTGCTGATAACTTGCTCATCTTCTTCCTCGCTTTCTTCGTTATGATCTTCATACTTCTCTACTGCTTGACTAAACAACCGCAACAACTGAACCCCTGTCATACCCGCTTGACTCAATGCCGTTGATACTAACAAAGAAACAAATACAGACATCACTACCTCGAGTTCTAGTTTTTCTTCGGTAAGTAAATTACCTATCTTGTCTGCTACTTCCTCAGCTTTCTTTTGTATATCTATACTCATACCACCCCCTTTAAAATAAATACTGATTAGTACGCATCCAATCTGCAAATGACTGACTTGTCAAGAATAGTTTCTTTTTGTCCTCGTTCTTCATACCAGTCAAGCAGAACACAGACTGCAACTCTTTCGGTGTGCGCTTGAGGTATTCAAAGAACTTACCAATGGTTTCTCTATCTACCTTTTGTACTGCTGAGAAAGCAAGTAAACATAGAGCAGCTGGTGAGTTCGGAACCTGAGCAGTTGAAGGACTCTTAATAATCTCAGCCCAAGTTGGTAACGAGTCGGCGACTTCTACATATGCCATCAAGTCACGAGCACCCGCACCACCAATCGTACCTTCCAACGCACAGATTGTAGTATTAACGGATATACCGGCACGAGCCTTAAGAATATTGGATGCTCTAGCAAGGGATCGTGGACTACAAAAAGATTTCTGTGCTTCCTTAGGGTTGAAGATGTACTTGTTACCCGCTTGTGCTGAGTCAAGATAAGATGCCAAGCAATGAGGAGTTTCTTTAACCCATGCCAAAATCTCAGGGGCAATGTCGTTGTCGATAGCCCATGCACCCCAAGAGTCAGCGTCCACCGAACCATCAGGATTAAATCCCGCATGAGGTTTCTTCACATGAATAATAGTTAGTCGGTTTCGTGAGTGAGATTTCATTGTGTCGCCTACTCCGTCGCCTGTGTAGTTACCCGCAGTTACGACTATGTCTTGCTCGTGCAATGGGATACCCATGATAAGTCTTGGCTCGTTAAGCATTGGGTGTAGCATATTCTGAACTGCTTGATGTGCCTTAGTAAACTCGTCGATGAAGATAACTTTAGGCTCGTTGATATGAAAACCCCATTGCTCGTTCGGATACATACGAGTTGTCTTAGTGCTATGGTCAGGAATTGGAACACCGAGTTCGCCTAGCTCAATGTTTGGAGCATCAATATAAATACCCTTGAACCCTGTGCGACGCACCAAGTTCTTGAACATTGCAGTTTTGCCAACCCCGGGCTCACCCATAAGATGAACTGTTGCTTTAGCACCAAGTGCCATGATTTGATTCTCTGCTTCGATAAGAGTTGCAGATTTATTTAAGAATACTTCAGACATTTTTAATACCTTTCATGATGTGGACATTCTTAGGTGTTGCTAAGTTTGTCCGTTGACTTAACTGCTTAATAAAAATACTTTGCATTGCGGTCATAGAAAGCCGTACCTATTTCCACAAGCTCGGACTCAAACACTTCGTCTTTAAACTTATACTTCAATACTTCATCAAAGAACTTCTTGAACTGCTCGGGTGTTGCTTTGTTACCCCAATAGTAAATACCTTTTACTGTTATTGATGCTAGCGTATAGGCTAATGTTAAATCCCCAGACTGCTCAAACTTTTCTACATTTTTAAGAAAGAGATTCCTACATTCAGTTACCTCGTCGGGGTCTGACCATCTACTCCAAGAAAGCTTAGTATGCTCACTACCTAGCACGGACTTAGCTTCTGATTCCTCATACTTAAAAGCATCGTTAGCTATTCTCAGCATATTAGTGCCATACTCAATGAAGTTAGCGTAGCGTTTGCGTACTGCGTTCATAGCTTTGCGATTAACTCGTCGGCGATGTTCTTGAACAGGATTGTCGACTGCACCATTCTCAACATTGACAATTAGCTTATGCCCTTTTTCTTGCGGTAAGAAATAAGACTTGCCGTTGCCACTATTAAAATACCACTTGCCGTTGTAAGATTGTATAAGTCCTACGCCATTGTTTATCGTATAGTTGATTACAGATTGAATAATTGTCCCGTGCCATCGACCAACTTTGATAGCAAGTTTGCCGTCGGGAAACCACTCCAATATCTCTGAGCCGTACACCTTAGCAGAATATGTTTCTTGCCATTGACCCACTACGCCGTCATCAACGGCTCTCATGTTCTTAGCAATTTCATAGTCTGTATAGCGTCGGTTTTTACCAAGCGGTCTACATTCCTTTGTCCTACCACGAATCGGGTCCGTGTTAATAAACTTATTCCTTGCTTGCGTATAGGTAGCTATCGTACCTAGATGGGCTGAATTACCAAATCCCCATGTCATATCAAAGTCCTTTCAAGATTAAATAACTAATATAAATAACAAACACAAGTGCGGGAGCTACGACCATCATTCCACCCATAAACTCTTTACAATCATCCCACTCTGACTTGGGTCTATACCAAGCCGTTGCGTAGTCGGCGTCTTTAAATGCTTCGCTTACTGTGCGGTGCGTTTTGTTGCTATGGATAAACTGAGCGGGGTCGGTTTCGCCCAAATACTTCACCATTAGTTGCCTGTCATATTTAGGCTTCTTTTTTGCCATCATCTTCCTCGTCTTCAAATTTATGGTTAAAGTCTTTGCTTGAATTTAGTACAGGCTTGGTAAATGCTTCTGCCATTCTTTCGTATACTGCCTTTGCTTCTTCGACAGTCTCACCACCCAAGCATGGGTCACAATACCCACATGGTTCGTCTTTGTCGTTGTAATAAACTTCTTGCACTTCAATGAATACTTCCTCGGGAAATTTCTCTTCCACGATACGCACCAATCTGTTGTTCCAATACATAGTTTGTTTCCTTTCTTTGAACTGCTGTTGTATAAACTCTTGCTCTTTCTCTAGCATTGCCCATGCTTCATCTTCCTCGGGCGTATAGTCCTGTAAAGTCCAAGTTGTCATTCTCTTTCCTTTCCTGTTCTATCAACATATTCGTCGGCATACTCAGTTACATCTTTCTTAAAGTTCTCAATCGTATACTTCTCATTGATTAAGTCCGTTAGTAAATCTAAGAATGAGTCGGCATCTAAGTTATCACTACCCACCCAATCTTCTATCATTTCCTTTGTTATCATTTGCCACACTCCGTTTCATGTTGGACATTCTTAGCTTCACCTAAGTTTGTCTTGGTTAAATCTCTAAGTTCTTCTCTTGCTTGATGCACCAACACCCGCATAAAAGCCTTTGGGGTTTTGCCTACCAATGCAACATCAAGGTTTATCAAGCAAGCATTAATCTTCTTGATCTCGTCATTGGTCATCTAGCTTCCTTTAAGTCTAGTAATAGGTTGATTGCATGGTCGAGGTCTTCCCCATATATACTGCGTAGGTCGACGATTGCCTTAGCCATTTCTTTGCGGTTCTCTTGGCTACTGCTACCACCTTTGACTTCCCAAAACAATTCCAATACCTTGTCTTGGTCTTTCTCGTCGGTAATAAACTCCGATATTTCGTAGTGCAAGTCTTTCATCACTTCTCTCCTTGTAATGCCATTAGTTTCGCTTTTGCTAGGGCAAGCGAGGTATAGCCCTGTGCTACTTCTTCATACTGTGCTAAAGAAAAGGGGTCGGCATTGGTGGTTACTAGCGTGAGCCGTTGCTCCATCTCGTCAATGATTTGTAGTAAGTCGGCGATTCTCTCGCCTTTGTAGTGCGTTGTCACGGGTTTTCCTTTCTGAATGGTTGAGCCCATTCCCATAGTTCTTCAAATGTATTTGCAAATCCACCATGTATTTCCTTATAGCGATGTGCTTCACAAGTTATGCAATGCCACTCAAATGATCTGCACTTCTTGCCTGTGCGTATATAAGAGTTGTAATACCAACCCATTTTCTGCTTTGTTCGTTTAGCTATATTCAAAACAAAACCCCCGCAATAATATTACCTAGTGCTATAAAAAATACTGCGAATACCACGCCTATCATGCTGATTACGGCAATGCTTAATAAGTCTTTCATGATTCTTCTCCTGTAAATTTAAAACAAAACCCTGCCGTGAACCCATCTATAAATGCTGACTTGGCTCTGACGATGGTATGCCCTGTGTCGTCTTCTCGTATATGTTTGTTTAACCACTTATCTAATTCTTTACCCATGATGCGGTGCATTGTCAGGTAGTTGTCTGTCGTGTCGGTTGTATATTCATTCACGGTTTTCTCCCATGATGAACCCGAAAGTAAACGCACTTATGGTTAAGCCGATTACAGGTATAAGCCCATTGTTATCCAATATTATAGAAACACATATTGTCATGATAGATACTACGATTGATAAAGCTCCAAATATATAAATCATACAAACTCCCTTATCCAGTCAATATAAACTTCGTTCAATCCTAACCATCTAGCGTGTCGCTTGCGATTAGGCACATCAATAGGGTAATTAACTAACAAGCCCCAATCTCCAACTCGTACAAACTCAAAGAACTCAGGCTTGTCGGCTTTGCGGTATAGCTTTATTACTCGCATCTTCACCCCCCAAAACTAACAAATACAAAAACGGATTTCTTTCCTCTACCAATGCACGCTTCTCTGCTATGGTGAGTTCTTTGTTCTTGAGTAAATGCGTAAGACTGTTCTCGTTGCGTTGCTCGATTAGGCTTTCTCTTTTGCGAGATTTATACTTTCTCATGCTTTGCTCCCGTTTATCCAGTTGATTAGTTCTTGCCATTCTTTCTCGGTAAGTATCATGTTGTCCTCTTTGGGTTTAGTTGCTTTAGCATTTCTAGGTCGGTGATGACCATATAGTTGCTTTTGTTGATGGGGGCGATTGTGTGCCGTCTGTCTTTGGCTAGGACTTCCCCGCATTTGTGGCAAGTTAGTGGTAGCTTAGAATTGTCTAGGAAATCTGCCCGTTTGCGATTCACATAGGTTTCGCAGTTCTTAGATACATTGGCGGTACAGAAAAAGCTTTGTGACTGATGTGTCGCTAGTTTGCTTTGATACATACACACCCTTTCGTTTGCTTGGACATTCTTAGGTATAGCTAAGTTTGTCCTGATGGTTGATTGATATAGCTCGACTTACCCTTACAGTATACCACAGAACCATGACAATGTCAAGTGTTTGTTTTTGTAAGCTATTGATTTAATTGGGAATTGATTGGGCGTGTCTGTTTCGTCGCTCGCTTTGTCCCACCAGTTTTTTCTGTTTTTGGGCGTAAAAAACCCACCGAAGTGGGTTTATGTAAATCGGGGTTTCCCCCGATGGTTTAGATTACACCGAGATTCTCACACAGGGTATAGAGATCGAGATAGCTTTGGTCTTTTGCCCATGCGGTAAGGTCTTTGACAAGTTGAGCTTTTTGGGCTTCTGTTTCCTTGTCATCTACTCTACGCATTTTCTCAATGCGAGTCTGAATCTTACCCGCTTCCGCTATGTTCTTCTTAGTATGATTTTTTAGCAGGGAATCGACTTTTTCGGTCAAATCCTCTACTGTCATATTAGCGAACATTGCTTCTTCTTTGGCAAGATTTTCCGCCCGTTTTTTTGCTTTTTGAATAGCGTCGGCATCGTCAGATTTAGGCTTATCAATACCTAGTTTTTTGGAAAAAGTATTCCAACGAACATTTAAAGCATTTTCGGTAATGTCGGGCTTAACTTCTAGGATAGCTTCTTGAAACAGTAAACGACCCATTTCATATTGTGCATAGCTAGGGTTTAAACCAATGATGCGTTGATAAGTCAATACTGCTTCTTCTGCCGATTCAGTTGATTCAAAAAAGTTTACGGCAGATGCTTTGATTGATGCGGTTTGTTGCTCGTCAAATGCGGACAACATTGCTTCGGTTTTAATAATGGTTTTCATACAGTTCCTCGTTTTAAGTTTTGGACATTCTTAGTTAGTGCTAAGTTTGTCCGTTGGTTTATACATCTACTACTCGACTACCAATACAGTATAACAGAGAATAGATTGAATGTCAATAGCTTGTCCTTTTTATTTAGCTTTGTTCCGTATTGTTCTGCTTTGTTATTTGCGTTGGAACATTGCAAAACCCTTATAGTATATGGGCTTGCGGTCTATTATATGTATAATGTTATATTGTTATAATGTTATTTTATATATATATCGAAGTTAGAAAATTTCTTTTATTTTCCATAATGTGCAACGCACTATGCGAAGAGGGTCTTTGGAAAACAAAATTTAAAAAAGTAGATTTTTGCTCGGAACATTGTAACATTACGAACATTACTTATAAATCAACGACTTACGAATAACATTACAAAGAACATTCGGAACAATACGGAACAAAGCAAAGTTACACTACGGACAAACTTAGTTCTGCCTAAGAATGTCCGAGCAAGGTCGGGGCTAATGCGTCGCTTACAACCAGTTCTTTTAAAAAATTTTTTAGGGAAAATAAAAAACCCCTTTCGGGGTTTAAATTGTTTCGGGGTTGGTTATGGTTGGTTGGCTTCAACATGGTATTCGTATTCTATTTCCATTTCTTTCGAACCCCATTTTCTATTATTGTATTCGCAGATAGGATCTAGATCACCACCATACACTTGTACAAAATTACAGGTTTTGCTTAGCAGATCAAATAATTCCATTGCGTCAACTAAACTTCCAGCATTATAAATACGGCTTGCATTTTGATGTTCTATACGGACTTGAAACATGGTGATTCCTTTCTAGGTTATAGTGGGAGGGTTTTACCCCTCCCATTTAATTACATTACCGCTTGCTGATTTACTGACTGGCTTTCGATTATTTCCATAATCTCTGCTAGTACTCGCTTATCATAGATATCGCCGACAGCTTTTTTAATCTCATTTTGCTTAGCCTTGATCTCTTCCATTACCTCAGCCATCTCATCTTTACGCTTAGCCTCGATCACCCCTTGAATTTTGCCAGCCTCAGCGATATTCTTTTTAGTGTGATTTTTAAGCAAGGTATCAACCATGGCTAGTAATTCCTCAGTTGGCTTTTCCTTCATCTTCTCTAGCTTAGCCTTAGCCTCGGCTCTTTTCTCGGCTTTCTTTACGCTATCAGCATTGTCAGTCTTAGGTGGCTTTACAATATCGTATTGAGTTTTAAGGTCTGAGGTAAAACTATTAAGGGCAACTGATACCTTATTATCTTTAGGATCGCACCCCTTAGCCTGAGCATAACCCTCTTTCCACGCCTCAGTACCTTCAACCCATAGATCATAGCTAACATCACCATCAACTTGTACTTGATTATAGAATGATAATAAAGCCTCATCACGCTGACCATCAATATCAGCACAAGCCGAGCCGATTGAGATAAAACCCGCTTTTTGTAATTCAGTCATAATTGTTGTCATGATTTAATACCTTTCGTTTTGGTTATGTGGATCACTTCCCACGCTTTGAATTTAATCCTATTCTCTAGAATAGTTCTTGACCTAGATCAAGAAAATGAAAATTAATTTATACATTCTTAGGTAGAGCTCAGATTGTCCAAGCCGACTGGATAGCAAAATCTTGCCATGGCTGACCCCACCATACCCGACCCCCCAAGATAGGGGTTGATTGTAGCTAGCACGACATATACACACTAATGTGCACAATACATACATCAAAAATAAAATTTGTACCCCACCCCCCATGTTGTATTATTACAACACTAACCCTATCGTATTCTAGAGAAAGGGGTACCCCTCTAAACTTTACCTCCCCTACCCTACCCCCGGGGGGTATATAAAAAATCCTAGACAAATGCTGCAATGCAATATATAATCAACAAATCATCAACCAACTTAGGAGAACACAATGTTCGACTTTACAAAACAAACTAAGCAATACGAAGAGTTAGCAGACCGTCTTAAAGATATGAATGAATTCTGGGTAAACATCGTTATGTCTACTTGGAAAGATTTGTATAGCAGCAAGAAATAGGGTAAACCCTAGGGGTGGGTAGAAACTGCCTGCCCCACCTCAAAACATGTAGTAAACTCCGTGAAACGGAGGAACGATGAGCTCTTGGCTTATTATTGTTACAGGTGTAATCTACACCTACATAGCTGCTGAACAGGGCTTTAAAGGAAACCTAGGTATGGCGATATGCTATGCAGGTTACGCCTTTGGAAACGTTGGCCTATATATAATGGCTACTAAGTGAGTTTTACTATATACCAAGCGAACGGCAGAAAAGTCATTCAATGGTTTAGAAACATAGACGAACTCTTAGCCTCCATGCTTAAAAACCCAACCGACAGGTACCACAGAAATGACAACAATCATTGGTGATTGGAGAAGAAAGGTGCTGGTTGCTGATAGCCAATTCACTGACTCTGATACAGGCATAAAGTACTTCGAAGATAAGATATTCCCTATAGAAGGGGGTTTTCTTGGAGTTGCAGGTAATTACGTAGATGCCGAAAAGGTAATAGACTACTTAAGTAAGAAAAGCAAAAATAAGCCAAAGTTAAAATCTGATAGTTCGTTTTTAAAGCTAACTAAAGAAGGGCTGTTTTCCTGCGGAGATGATCTCGAGTGGGAGAGGATTCGAGTCTTTATGGCTATTGGCTCTGGGGCTATGGCGGCTGAAGTTTGCCTGCGTATGGGACTAACTGCCGAAGAAGGTATAGAATGGGCCTGTAATGTGGATGTGAACAGCAGCGGACCAATCAAAACCTATAAGTTAGACGATGCCATTTAAAGACCCCGAAACACGCAAAGCGTACCATAAAGAACAAAGCCGCAAATATTACCTAGCTAACAAAGATACGGTAATGGCTAAGAGTAAAGCAAATAGAGCAGTAGCAAAAGCTAGGTGGGATGCGTTTAAATGCACACTTAAATGCACACAATGTGGGTTTGACCATCCAGCTGCTTTAGATTTTCACCACGTAAATCCAAGCGAAAAAGAAAGCTTAGTTAGTAAATTAGTCAGCAACGGTTGCTTTGCGGCAGCTATGGCAGAAGTGCAAAAATGTATTGTTCTATGTGCAAATTGCCACCGAGTTCACCACCACAAAGAAAATACTGTTAATATACAACCATTAGCAACCAACCTGCTGCCAGAACATGCCGGTCAACGTTGAACCAACGAACGAATTTCCAGTACCCCCGATAGCTAGAGCTAAGGAAGCATCAACGCACTCTAATAACCTTAGGGCAAAAGCAAACACGGCTATGCTATTGCGAGAACTTGGCTCAGATTTTGAAACAACCCCCGAAGAAGATGAGCAAGCTAAGCAGTTAATGGCACAAGTAGATGGTGAAGACCCGTCTAAAGAGGTTAAAAAGGCCCAAAATCAAATCGTGTCAACCCCGGGCATAGCATTAGCGTTAGGTGGATACATATCTCACTATGACCAGCAGGTTATTGCCGACAAGATACAGCTTCGGAACATTGCAATAAACCGACTGTTAGAGATGAGTCAGGACGACGACCAGAAAATAGCTATTAAAGCGGTCGAGTTACTAGGAAAAGCCTCAGATTTGTTCACTGAGCACCAAGAAATCACTATTACACACAAAAACAGTGCTGAGCTGCAAGATGCCATTAGGGAGAAGATCCGCCTATTGATGCAAATGAACACTATAGATGCGCAAACGACCTCAGAAAGACTAACAAGGTCCCTAGAAGAGCCCCAAGACGTCGAAGTACGAGAAATTAACGACGAATAATGGCTCAATTAAGCGCTCAGGAACTCCAAAACCTAGAACAAAACCTAGGAAACCTATCAGAAGCACAACTTCGTGCATTATATGAACAGTTAGACGTTGCTGTAGAGATAAAAGCCAAAGAAAACTGTCAGGAAAACTTTATGGATTTCGTTCATAAGGTATGGCCCGACTTTATTGATGGCGCCCACCACAAGGAAATGGCAAATGCCTTTGAAAGAGTAGCAAATGGAAAAATTAAACGACTTATTATCAATATGCCTCCTCGTCACACTAAGTCTGAGTTTGCATCCTATCTGCTACCAGCTTGGTTTTTGGGCAAGTTTCCTAAAAAGAAGGTTATTCAGACCTCTCATACAGCGGAGCTTGCGGTTGGCTTCGGACGTAAAGTCCGTAATTTGGTGGATTCCGACATTTATAAGTCTATCTTCCCGGGAGTTGGACTACAAAGTGACTCTAAAGCTGCTGGGCGCTGGGCAACTAACCAAGGGGGAGACTATTTTGCTATCGGTGTGGGAGGCGCAGTTATGGGTAAGGGCGCTGATGTTCTCATTATCGACGACCCCCATTCAGAGCAAGAAGCAGCGCTAAGCGAGAGTAATCCAGAGGTTTACGACAAAACTTACGAGTGGTACACATCAGGACCACGTCAGCGTTTACAGCCGGGCGGTTCAATTATCATGGTTATGACACGTTGGTCTAAGAAAGACTTGACGGGACAGGTAGTTAAATCAGCAATGCAAAGAAACGGTGAAGAGTGGGAAGTAATTGAATTCCCTGCAATTTTGCCTGATGATTTACCTCTTTGGCCTCAGTTTTGGAAGTTAGAAGAACTATTAGCGTTAAAGAATGAATTGCCCAATGCTAAGTGGATGGCGCAGTATATGCAACAGCCAACCTCAGATGTCAGTGCGATTATTAAAAGAGAGTGGTGGAAAGAATGGGAAGACGAAGACCCGCCATATTGTGAGTTTTTGATCCAGTCTTGGGATACGGCGTTCTTAAAGACTCAACGATCAGACTATTCTGCATGCACTACATGGGGCGTGTTCTACCGCCCAAACGACCGAGGCGTTGACGTAGCTAACATAATTTTGTTAAATTCCTTTAAAAGACGCATGGAATTCCCAGAACTAAAGCAAACTGCGTTTGAACATTACAAAGAGTGGGAACCAGATTCTATTATTGTTGAGGCAAAAGCTTCAGGAGCACCACTTGTTTTTGAGTTGCGGGCGATGGGTATTCCCGTACAAGAGTACACTCCGAGCAAAGGTAATGATAAAATAGCGAGATTAAATGCTTGCGCAGATCTTTTTGCGTCTGGCAGGGTTTGGGTTCCTTGTACAGCTTGGGCAGAAGAATTAGTAGAAGAGGTAGCAAGTTTTCCTTCGGGTGAGCATGACGACTTAGTAGACTCAATGAGTCAAGCGTTGTTGCGGTTCCGCAGGGGTGGTTTTGTGCAGTTAGATTCTGATGAGCAGGACGAACCAAAGATGTTCAAGTCAAAACGCAATCAAGGTTACTATAACGTATGACAACACAGAAATACATGGGACGGCACCAACTTATTAAAAGACTTACTGCCCAAGTAGGAAATAAAGATACGGCTATTGGCATTTTACAAAAACGTGGGCAGCTAGAAGCAGATGGAAAAACTTTAACAAAAGCAGGTATGAAGCGTAACAACATGACTGCTAAAGAACGTGCATTAGATAGAGCATCCAAAGGATCTGGTAAAACCCCATCAGAGTTTAAATATGACCCAAAAACAAACAGAGCAACACTTAGGAAATAATTATGGCAATAGATAAGTCACTTTCACAAGCCCCGATGGGTTTAGGCGCAATCAATATGGCGGACGTAGATAATACTGAGCCTGACTTAGAAATAACTATTGAGGACCCAGAGTCTGTAGAGATTGGCATTGATGGCAAACCCATCCTTAAAATAGAAAAAAGTGAAGACGAAGAAGGCTTTGATGATAACCTCGCCGAGTACCTATCAGATTCCGAATTAACATCAATTGCTAGCAATATCATTGGTGATGTTGAGGACGACATGTCCGCTAGAAAAGATTGGATGCAGACTTATGTAGACGGCCTGCAGCTTTTGGGTATGAAGATTGAGGATCGTATGGAACCATGGCCCGGTGCCTGTGGCGTATATCATCCGTTGCTATCTGAGACCCTTGTTAAGTTCCAAGCAGAAACCATCATGGAGATCTTCCCTGCTCAAGGTCCTGTTAAGACACAAGTAGTAGGAAAAGAAACACCTGAGAAAAAACAATCCGCCGAGCGGGTTGCAGATGACATGAACTACCAGCTCACCGAGAAGATGGATGAGTTCCGCCCTGAGACTGAGCGTATGTTGTGGGGCTTGGGCTTATCAGGCAATGCGTTTAAGAAGGTCTACTACGACCCAAGTTTAAAACGCCAAGTTAGTATGTTTGTACCAGCAGAAGACTTAATTGTTCCTTATGGCGCATCTAGTTTAGAACAAGCCCCTCGTGTCGCACATGTGATGCGCAAAACCGAGAACGAAGTTCGCAAGTTACAAGTAGCAGGCTTTTGGTTAGATGTTGACCTTGGTGAGCCGATTGACAGTTTTGATGAAGTAGAAAAGAAGATTGCCGAAAAGATGGGCTTTAGAGCCACTACGGACGATCGTTACAAAATCCTTGAAGTACAAGTTGACCTTGACCTAGAAGGGTATGAGGACAAAGACGAAGACGGCGAACCTACGGGTATTGCCTTGCCATATATAGTGACTATTGAGAAGTCTGGTCAGCAAGTCTTGGCGATTCGTCGTAACTGGAGACCTGAAGATGATACTAAAAAGAAACGCAACCATTTTGTGCATTACGGCTATATTCCCGGCTTTGGCTTCTACTGTTTTGGTCTTATTCATCTTATCGGTGCATTTGCTAAATCAGGCACTTCCATTCTCCGCCAACTCGTTGATGCAGGGTCACTTTCAAACTTGCCGGGTGGCTTTAAGACCCGTGGACTGCGTGTTAAAGGAGACGATACCCCCATCGCCCCCGGTGAATTTAGGGATGTTGATGTGCCGTCCGGGTCGATCAGGGACAATATTGTTCCCTTGCCTTACAAAGAGCCCTCACTCGTCCTTGCAGGTCTCCTAGATAAAATTATTGAAGAAGGTCGTCGTTTTGCTTCAGCAGCAGATTTGAACATAAGCGACATGAGCGCCCAAGCTCCCGTAGGTACAACACTAGCAATTTTAGAACGTACCCTCAAAGTCATGTCCGCAGTACAAGCTCGCATCCATTATTCGTTTAAGAAGGAGCTCTGTCTCCTGCGTGACATTATTCGTGATTACACCCCCGATGAGTATAGTTATGAGCCAGTCGAAGGCCCACGACGTGCAAAACAAGCCGACTATGACAACGTTGATGTAATACCAGTAAGTGACCCAAATGCCGCAACCATGGCACAGAAAGTTACTCAGTATCAAGCAGCACTACAGTTAGCTCAAGGAGCACCACAGCTCTACAACCTCCCTTACCTCCATCGCCAGATGTTGGACGTATTAGGAATTAAGAACGCTAATAAGTTAGTTAAGTTGCCAGAAGATCAAAGACCCGAAGACCCCATCTCAGAAAACCAAAACGTTCTGATGATGAAACCAGTCAAAGCGTTTTTGTACCAAGACCACCAAGCTCATATTGTTGTCCATCAGGCAGCAATGCAAGACCCAAAAATTGCAAAGCTAGTAGGTCAAAACCCAAATGCCCAAGCTATGATGTCTGCGATGCAAGCCCATATTAATGAGCACATTGCGTACGAATATCGCAAGCAAATGGAAGAGCAGATGGGAGTTACTTTACCGTTCCACCCAGACGAGGACGATGCAGACCAACGTGCCATCCCAGAAGACATGGAAGTTAAAATCTCTCAACTTGCCGCCCAAGCTTCTCAAGTTCTCCTACAAAGAGACAAAACCGAAATGGCTGCTCAGCAAGCACAACAAGCTGCGCAAGACCCTATCATCCAAATGCAAATGCAAGAATTACAAATCAAGCAAATGGAAGTTGATATTAAGAACCGCAAGCTTGCTGCAGACTCAGCTGCTAAAGCCGACCAACTTGAAATTGAGAAGCAACGTATTGAATCACAAGAAAAAATTGCTGGTATGAATGCTACTCTCAAGGCTCAAAAAGACCGAGAAGATCGCATGGCTAAGCAAGAAGAAGCAGGAGTAAGAATAGGGGTTGACATGGCAAAAACAAAACAACAACTATTGCAATCGCAAAAACCTCAGAAAGGTAATAAATGATTGAAAAGTATCTCGATCGTGTAGTCAAACAACTAGACGAAAAAGTAGTACGGCTACAGGAAGCCGTTGGTGGCGGAGCAGCAAAAGATTTTTCCGAGTACCAAAAGATGTGCGGGGAAGTGCAGGGTCTATTAACCGCTCGTCTATACATAACAGACCTTAGAAAAAACTTGGAGTCAGCAGATGACGATTGATAATTTAACCGACTCAAACCCCGGCGTGAATTTGTCGCAAGCAGTAGATTTAACAGCATTACTACACAAAACCGAAGAAGAAAAAGGTAAACAGCTTCCTAAACCATCTGGATACAGGATTCTTTGTGCTATTCCCGAAGCAGAGAAAGAACATGAAGGCGGAATCCTCAAAGCCGACGAGACTTTAAGACACGACGAACTTTTAACCACAGTGTTATTTGTTGTGGATTTAGGTCCCGATTGCTATAAAGATCCAGAACGATACCCCAAGGGGCCTTGGTGTCAAAAAGGCGACTTCATTCTAGTTAGACCAAATGCAGGAACCCGCTTAGTGATTCACGGACGAGAGTTCAGAATTATTAACGACGATTCTGTTGAGGCAACAGTAGATGATCCCCGTGGTATTAAACGCAAAACTATATAGGAGCTATAAATGAATCAAGAATATAAATTTCCTGACGAAGATCAGGGTTTACCCGAAGATACTCTAGACATTGAGTTAGAGATTGAAGATGATACCCCTGAGAAAGACAGGAACAAAGAAGCAATCCCTAAAGAGATGGTGGACAAGTTTGATGCCGCCGACGATGAAGCAGAACTCGATGAAAAGGGCCAAGCCTTACGTCTAAAGCAGTATAAGAAGGTCTACCACGACGAGCGACGTGCTAAAGAAGCCGCTTATAGAGAGCAACAAGAGGCTATTGAGCTTGCAAAAAAGGTAATGGAGGAGAATAAGAAACTTCGTGCCCAGTATTCCGCAGGTGAAAAAACCTACATTGAGACCGTACAAAGCCAAGCCGACCTACAAGTCCAAGTGGCTCAACGTGCTTATAAAGAAGCTTTGGAGTCCGGAGACCCAGATCGCATAGTTGAGGCTCAAACGGCATTAAATGACGCTGGCTATAAAGTACACAGGGCAAAGGACTTTAAACCTAGTGCTTTACAAACGGAAGAAAATGATGTACAAATACAACAAGTAGAACAACAACGCCCTAAGATTGACCAAAAAACTCAGTCTTGGTTGGACCAGAATCCATGGTATGGCACTAAAAAAGCTATGTCGAGTTACGCTGTTGGGATACATGAAGAACTATTGGATGAGTACGGACAGACAGTTGTGGGTACTGACCAATACTTTAGACGTATAGACAGAACTATGCGTGATAAATTTCCTGAGTATTTCGATACTTTGGAAGAAGCTGAGCCAAGAGAAGAGGTCCAGAAACCTGCCCCCAAAGCTAAGCCAAGCACAGTAGTAGCTCCGGCAACTAGAAGTACGGCCTCTAAACAGGTCAAACTTAAAACCTCTCAGCAAGCAATTGCTAAGAAACTAGGATTAACCCCAGAGCAATACGCTCGTGAACTTATGAAATTGGAGGCCCTATAATGGCTAGCAACAATAGAATTACCCGTGAATTAGAAAGTCGTGAAGTAACAGAGCGCCCTAAACAGTGGATGCCCGCTGAACTTCTCCCTGAGCCTGATAGACAGGCTGGCTATTCTTATCGTTGGATTCGTGTTTCTACACTAAACGCAGCCGACCCTCGCAATCTTTCAGCTAAACTGAGAGAAGGTTGGGAACCCGTACGTTTAGAAGAACAACCTAAATTTCAACTGTTAGCTGATCCCAATAGTCGCTATAAGGACAATATTGAGATTGGCGGGTTATTACTCTGCAAAACCCCAACTGAGTTTGTGCAACAGCGGAATGCGTATTTTGCAACCCAAGCCCAAAATCAGACCGAGGCTGTAGATAATAATTTAATGCGCCAAAGCGACCCACGGATGCCACTCTTTAACGAGAGAAAATCCACGACGACCTTTGGTTCTGGTTCTTAAATCTAATTAGGAGTTTTAAATGGCTTATCCTACCGTATCAGGCCCTTATGGGTTTCAGCCGATCAATTTGATCGGTGGTCAGGTATTTGCTGGTTCAACTCGCTTATTTCCTATCGCCTCAGGCTCCGGCACATCAATTTTTTACGGTGATGTCGTACGTTTGAACACAGGTGGTACATTAAGCAAAGTTTCAACCACAGCTACCGCAACCGACGCAGTTGGTATTTTCTTGGGTTGTCAGTTCACAAACCCATCAACCAAGCAATTGTTGCAACAACAGTATTACCCAGCTAGCACAGTGGCTTCTGACATCAGCGCTTTTGTGTTGGATGACCCAGATGCATTGTTCAAAGTAGCGGTAACAGCTGCTGGTACATCAACAATGTCTGGCGTTACACGTGCAGCAGTTGGTCTAAATACAGCTTTAATTTTGACTACTGGTAGCACAACCACAGGTGACTCTTTAGCATCTGTTTCTGCAACTACAGCTGGCACATCAACACTG